ACCTGGTTCATTTACCAGATGTTGCGTGGCCATCCTTCTGGCCATTACCTCACCACTGAATTTAACAGTTACACTCTTTTTATCCGTTACGTGGTAGCCCTTCATAGGCTATCCTACACGCCTCCAATAACTATCCATCCCTATACTTATGTTCCTATTTATGGTGATGTTCGTTTGTTAACACTTCTCGATTCCGCCAATATAACATTTCAACAAATTTGTCAAATGATGTTGCGAATGGGATTTATTATGGATTGCGCTGATAAACGTTACCGGGGGATGAATTACATCCCCCCTCGTGACACCCTCAGCCTCCTTAAGCGTTCCTTCACTTCTTCGTCTGGCACTTTGTATCCTCGCCTAGAACTCGCTTCTATATTTAATTCTATTTCCTATATGCAGAAGAAAGATCGTAATGGAAACAAGTTTGTTTCCCGTCTTATCTCTGCGCATCAGGAAGTTTCTTTGTATGATCGTGACATATATGATACTTTTATCGTCTTGGCAACGAAATCCCTCACCACCTTAGGCATTAATTTGTCTACCGGTGGTGAGATTTTCAGTTTTCCAACTTACGATATCGCCCATTCACGTGCAACTGATCGTTGCAACACTCCTTCCCAGTTTTTGTCCAATACAGAAACTGATTTCCTTATTTAATCAGCTGACACCAATGACAGTGAGATTCCGTCTCCTATCCAACCAAACCCTTCCACTAATATCACGTATCAAGATACGGGTGTTGAAACCCATGTTCTATTGCCTCCTACTATACCTTTACTCAAAGGGTTAGTAGCTGACAACAACTCCTCTCTTGCTACTGTTTTGTCCCGTCAATATCCCGTAGCCACGTTCCCTTGGTCCACCACTGACCCATTAGGAGCCTCTCTCGCCACCGTTAATTTTCCTGATGTTATCCTTACCAAGAACTTTATGCAGTCTAAAATTGCAAATTTTGCCCATTTTCGTGCCGGTGTTTCTATCACTGCCCGCATAAATGGTAATAAATTTTTATACGGTACCATCATGTTAAGTTGGGAACCTGCTACCGATTTGACCCCTTCCACCTCTTTGTTAGAAGGCGGACTTTATGGTATGTCAGGTAATCCTCATATTTTGATGAATATAAATGATGCGATCATGCCGACGCTCATCGCCCCTTTCCACTCTAATCAACCTATGATTGACCTTGAAACATATGCTTCAGGCGCTATTGGTACCCTCAATGCTCACGTTATGGTACCGTTAAATAGTGTCAGTTCTACAACCACGAATACTGTTCAAGTCACGCTTTATGCTAACTTCACAGACATCGTGTTGAGTACCCCTACTGGACTAACACTAATTTCCAC